ATCTGCTTTCCAAGCATCAATCCCGTTGTGGTATATGTTATCTAGTTGTTCGTTCCATGATGGATATTCAGCTACTCTTTGATATTTGTAAGCTTCTGGGTCTACCCAAGCATCTACTAAAGCCATATCTATTTCTACATTGTTTCCATCTTTGTCTGTAGCTCCAGCTTTATCATCAATGGTAACAACATTAGGGTATAACGCTCTGATTGCTTCATGATTCATTATGCTCCTACCTCCATAACTGTTATTGTACTGCTAGACCTTACATCATAAGAGAAATTAGCAGTATTTTGTGAACGATTTATATAAGTTACATAAGAAGCAGAATAAGGATTACCACATTGCACTTTATAAGTTACTGCACTTGTAGTGTTTGGAGAATCAAGAATTTGCACTACAGCAGAATTTGGTCCCCAACCATTAGTATAAATTTTTTGATTTGCTATTGTCCTGTTTCCGTCTGCATCACCTACTAATACATCAGTGGTAGTCCCCCCTATTGTTTTTACTGCTTTTATAGCAGAATGTGTACTTGCTCCTGATTGTAATTGATAAAACACCAGTACCTTACTTGATGCTGATGATGGTGTTATTGTAACTGTCAAGTCAGGAATATCTACAAATGTTGTAGAGCTAGTTGTAAATGTATCAGTTTTGGTTGCTTGTAATACTTGCAGTATTTTACCCTTAGAAATCGCATCACCTGTTAAAGTCTTACCACTAGCCATTGCTAAACCAGTACTACTAACTGTAGCAATCGTTGACCCTGCTGACTGTATTTCTACAATACCTGAAGCATCTCCTTCAATAGCTACTCCGCCAGAACCTGTTAATGCATTAATTTTTGAAGTCATAATTTATCCTTATAGTATTACCCATCGTTGTCCTGAAGGAACAGTAACTGTAACTCCGCCTGCTAAAGTCATCGGGCCTACACTCATTCCATTCGATCCTGCTGTTATTGTATAATTTGCTGTAATGTCGTCTACGTTCTCGTAAATTGCACCCCCTGCTGATGCTCCTCCACCAATTGATCCCCAATCAGTAGTGTATCCTTCAAATTCGCCAGTAGTAGAGTTATATCTAAACATACCCGCCGCCGCTGAACCTGGTCGTTGAGCAGTTGTACCCACAGTTTGAGTTACAGCTCCAGTACCAGAATATATAAGATTATTAGGTACGTTTACTGTCCCTGCATTATGTGTAACTTCATCTCCAACAGCATCACCAAGTGTAACATTGCCCGTTGCACCTAGAGTTGTAAAATTACCTGTGCTAGCTGATGTATTACCGATTGGTCCTGGTGTAGCAAATCGTGCTGTAAACCCTGTTCCTGAAACTGTGCTTGAAGCTGCGAGTGTAGTAAACGCTCCTGTACTAGGTGTAGCATTACCAATTTGAGTACCATTAATAGTACCACCAGTAATAGTTACATCACCTGAAATAACTGATCCACTATGATAATCAACTGCGTAAACAACATTTGTACCGTCTGCATAAACACTTGATGATTTACCTGCAGGTACTAAGACTCCTGAGCCACTAGCTGTTTTAACTGTAATAGCAGTGTTAGAAGCGTTGTTAATGATATAGCTTTTTGTAAAAGTATTGGCGCCGCCTGCGGCAGTCGTAGGTATAATTAAGTTACCTGAGCCTCCTGCACTTCCTGTAAGATTAAGGCGTAAGTGTCTAGCTACTTGAGTAGCATTAGAAGAAACACTCCAAGTTAATGTGGTATCTCCTGTACCAACAGCTTGACTAACAGTACCAACAATGGCTTCTTCCAAGGCTGTGCCTAAATTGGCGTTAGTCGTATTTCCCCAAGTACCGTCTTGTTCTCCGGTTCCTATTAGTTCTACTGATAAATTTGAATACGTTGACATATTATTTCCTTATCCTGTAACTATCTCTTCCCATTCAGGGGTTTGAGTAGTATCTATTATAACCCAATTTGGGCTGTTCACAATAGGGGCGTGCCCTGTTAAACTTATTGCGCCAGAGGCGGGTTGTCTTACTAATCCTATTACTTCTGAAGGAGCATGTCCTAATAAACTTAATGCACCTGAATCTGGCCTTACTACTAACCCATCAGTTACATCTGGAGCTATTCCAGCTAAGGTTAATGCGCCTACACTAGGTGTAATAACGGTGCTTCCAAATACATGCGGTGCTGCACTCGCTATACTTAATGCTACAACGCCTGGCGTTTTAAATATATTATTCTGTTGTACAACTTGAGGAGCTATCCCCTGCAATGTAAGTGCTCCAACTCCTGGTATTGCTATATCCCCTTCTAGGGCTGTTGGTGCTACACCGGCTAGTGTTAGTGTTCCTACGCCTGGTGTTAATCTTGCATCTTCTATTGTACTTGGTGCTATTCCAGCTAATATCGCTGCTCCTACACCCGGAGTAATTACTTTACTTCTAACTAAACTTGGAGCTATTCCAGCCAATACTAGAGCCCCTACTCCAGGGGTAATTACCACTCCTTCTAATACTGTAGGCGCTAATCCAGCTAATGTTAACGCACCTACGCTGGGTGTAATCTCAACTTCAGTCATGCCCCAAGGGCCTGAACTCCAGGTACTTCGTCCCCAGCCGGTAGCCATTGCTAGCCCCTTAAGTTAAGGTAAATATGCCAGTAGCAGCGGGTAAAACAGTTAAAGTGTTGGGCGCAGTTACGGTGAACTGTGAACTAGATAACTGACAGAAACATAAAAGTTTACCTGCGTTTGCTCCAGTAGAGTTACGTAAAATTGCATATCTAACATTTACTAAGTTAGCTCCTGAAGCTGTAAATGCTAAACCTACTGCAGACATAGTAAACTTCTGCTGTTTAGCTGAAGCGCCTACTGTCCATTGAGCTGTAGCGGGTACTAGGTTTCTACCCCCTGTGACGTACCCACCTGCGGCTGCTATTTCATTAGTAACTGAAGTAAGAGCACCTCCACCACCATAAGCTGATAACGTGAAAGTAGAGGCATTACTAGCTGTCTGAGCTAAAACCATTTTAAAAACACCGGCACCTAACGTTATGGTACCATTACCTATATATTTTTTGGCACTGTTGTATAGTTGCCATGCTGTTGCTGCCATGTTAAATCTCCTTAATATCGGCGTGTGAAGCGCCGGATTCTAAAATATGATGTAATAACCCACCATATATTGCTAACTCAATTTCATCGCCTAACATTTTAATTAGGTCAATAAACTCTTGGGCTTGCGATACCATCCAAGGGTTACAGTTAAATACTTTTCCGCTCACGTTTACGGGCATAACTAACTGTCCATCATTTTCTTCTTGTTCGTATGCGTGATGCATTTCGTCTTCACTTAAACAGGAGTCACACCCAAATAAATGAAATCTTTTATATCCTAACATTCTAAACAATGGTATAGCTCTTAACAAAACAGTTGATCCTCCTGGAACTGACCACCATGTTTTATATTGCTCATCTAGTATATCTTTTAGTAAGTCTGCTTGCGTATGCCATATATAAGTTCTATCTTTTGGCAAGCCCTCAAATACACTTGGATTACATTGTGAAGCTATAAAGTATTTACAATCCTCTACTACAGGTTTTGTAAACCTCGCATTAAACTTTCTTGCATCTACCATGACCATAGCAGAAGGAGTTAAACCATTATCTAAACACCATTTATAGGCATTATTAATAGTTATAAGTTTAACACCATTTGCCCTTAAATGCTTTATTTTTTCTATATGTTGTGGTAAGGATGGTCCTCCTCCTACAATCATTACTTCAATCTCATTAGTCGGATGCGGCTCTACTTGTAAATAATCTTGCTTTATATTGTGTTCTACGTTCTTTTTTATTTCTTCATCAGTTGTATTTACAGTACCTGCATCAACTACTTCTTCTCCTGTTGCCCAATTACTTACATAAAACAAACAAGTGTTATCTGTCTGTTGAGACCAATGTATTACACATTTATGGTCTTTGAGTTTTTTAAGCCACCACTCATATGGATGCACACTCAAATGTAGTTTATGTCCTACTAACACTCCTGCTTTATCATCAACTGTAGATATTTGAAAAAATACATGTTGAGCTGCTGCTAAACAATTCTCTATAACTATATCAACGTGATGAGGTCTTATATGTTCCATCACATCAGTACAAAAACCATAAGCCGCTTGAACAGGTAGAGGTTGAGACAAATCAGCTTCTACAAATCGTAATGCATGTTTCTGTGTTTCTAACATCGGGACTATATCTTTGTCTAAGCAGTTATCTGCAAAGTCAACCATAGTCACATCTAGTCCACCAAAGAACGCTAGGTTTAATCCCCCTCGCCCTGTACCACAACCTAAATCTAAAACTGTAGCGCCTTGTTTAGGTTTAGCTTGTTTTAAAAACTCATGGGCTATTTTTTCACCAGGAGCAACTTGCCTATACTCTGGTTTATCCCACATCATTTTGTATAAATCTTTTTCTAAAGGTCTTACGCTATCTACTGTTACTTCTGGTGCATCCGCTATAAGCGATGAAAATCCTGTCATGTTATTCCTTTTTATTCAAATCGTATGAGTGCTTCGGTTACGTTATCTGGTGGGAATGTCACATTAAATGTTTCATTAGCCACCGTTACATTACTACCAAAATCTAAAATAGCCACTGTGTATTGTAAACCATTACCTCCAGTATTTCTATATATTACAGCTCCTCTTGCAGTAAATGTAGATGTCGGCCAAGAAGTATTACCAAAACTAACCCATCCTGCTACAGGATCAAAAGAAAACCCAGGAGCAGCCACAACTAAATTATTTCCTCCTGCCGTATATCCTGCGCCCACTACTTCATTGGTAGTGTTATAAACTGTATCTGTACTACCCGGACTCAAGTCTGCTGCATCAGTATACAATGCTATCTTATATGTTTGAGCAACACTAAAATCTAATTCCCCTGTTAATACTAAATACTTTAATCCCGTTGTTGTGCCTTGTATTATTGAAGCCATTATGCGCTCCCTCTTCTACCTTTAACCGGTATTCTAGCTTGTCCACTACGATAAGCATCTCTGGTATTCTTACCTTCTCCTAATCTAGTTAGTTCTGCCATAGCTTGCTCATATCTAGTAGAGTAGTTAGCTATCGTTTCTGGGTCGGACTTGAGGTACGTAGCCGCTTCCAACAATGAACCATAAAGTAATACGGAGCTATAATTATCTCCCAACCAAGACGTACCGCTAGCGGCAGTAGTAATAGACTCAGGATAAAAAAAGTAATGAAGCTCAGCACCATAAGCTTTATCAGGTGTAGGGCCGAGTATAAATGTTGTGTCATCGAAGACTGCATAATATTGTGGTTTCCCGTGGTGAGCTACATCAGTGTCTGGAAATGATTGTCTTATAAAGTTAACATCCTTGTTTAGTAAGAATGTATATTCGTTTGTTGCAGTATCAATAAGAGCTAAACTATAAGTAGCCAACCAATCAACAGGAACATTTAAATATTTGTTAGCGGCAGTGATAGTACCCGTATCGTTTCTTCTAAGATCAGGTAAATTAACCCCATTAAAGATTCTATTTTCAGCTTGGGTTATAAACGTGTTTACATCTACTGTAGAGTATTCATCTTCAGTATACGATTGTATTTGTGCGACTAGTTCTGTATAGGTCATTGACTATTCCTTATGCCATTGGACCGCGGGCTTTACCACCTTTAGTAGCCGCGCCATTACCACGAGTAACTACGCCTGTTGTCTTAACATTTTTCTCTGGGTATCCAGCAAAGTTAGGTACAGGTACATCTTGTGGTTGAGCAAACCCATCTACCATTTTAGGTTTTCTTGTTTGATTTTCTTTCATTTCTTTCTCCTAAGTTATTGTTATTGTAACATCTGCCACTACTGTAGTGACTACTAAATCATTAGGTGTAAACTCATTTGCAGGAGGTCTCGCTCCACCTACTGGGTTATACCCCCACTGTATATCTCGTGACCCTGTTATATTATTTTTATTAAAACTCTGGTCAGGTCTGGGATTCCTTACAGCTTGTGGATCACTTACAGGATACATTCCTTGTAAATTTTGTGGCTGATCAGGGTTCCAACATTCATTACACGCTAGTATATTAGTTTGTGTTGTTCTTACAAATAAGTTTTTTAAAGTCTTTAACTTAAACTGAAATCCGCAAACATCACAGTCTGCAATAGCGTTCTTATTAGTTGTAAACTTGTTGCTCATTATTTGCTTCTTTCTTTAGCTCTAGTTCTACCACGAACAGCAATACCATCCATTCTACATTTACCTTTAACAGACCCGCCTTTTTTCATTCTAGTCTTAGATGGCATCATTGTTTTTGGATAGTTCTTACCTCCTGGTTTATTTGCTTTTTCTTTAGCTTTTTCCATTTTAGCCAATCGTCCTTTTGTACCCCTAACATCTTTATCAGGTCTTTCACCATCCTTAAAGAAAAAAGATGCAGAAGTTTCTTTGGATTTAATAGGCCGCACATTTGCTTGGTTTTTTATTTGTTTATTTGTCATATTCTTTTTAGATTTTTTATTTAAAAAATTTGGCACTTGTTCTTTTTTACCCATTTTACCCATTTTACCCATTTTAGGTTTTTTAAATCTTCTACTGTCTACCTTACCGCCTTTTTCCATGTAGCCCATTTTGTTACGTACTTCTGAAGGTAACTTTTTAAGTCCTGGGTTAGTAGGTTCTTTAAGCATGCCCCCTTCTTTAAATCCTTTTTTAGCGGCCGCTTTAATTCTTTTCTTTTTAATTCTTGGATTAGGTGCTTTTTTTATTCTTGCATCGGATTTTATTTTTTGTCTTTTCTTAACCTCGTTTATCTTCTTTTTTATCTTGCCATAAAAAGGTTTAGCGTCCGATTTAAATTTTCTGTTGAAAGTTTTATCCATGCCTCCAGTCAATTCATCTAATTCTTTATCTATCTTTTTTGATTGTTTAGCATCCCCTATTTCCCTTTTAGATCGTAAACCTTTTGGCGCCGGCGCACCTTTTTTAGGTTTCCCCATTCTTCTAGCTAATCCTAATACTGCTTTTCCTGCTGCTCCTAATCCCATCTTATTTCCCCTTTAAATAATTTCTGTCTTTAATTACCGTACCACCTTCTTTAAACTCAAATGTAAGTGAGCCCCCATAACCTGATATTCCGGCATCTGATCCCCAATCTCCTTTAGCTGCGTATCCCTGTATATAGGGTTCAAGAGTTAAGTTGTCTGTAATAGGAAGTTGTGCCGTTGCTCGACCTCCTCCATATGTTGTGCCTTTGCGTCTTCCTCCTCCGCCTGCAACCTTTAGCTTAGGCTTCTTTTTCTTAGTCTTATCTTTCTTAGACATAAGAACTCCTTGGAGTTATAGATAATGTAGCTTTTTCTCGATCTTCAGTTGAAGCTAGTAACCATTGCTCTTCGTATTCTGCTTTTAACATTTGTATTCTTGGTGCTGCTTCTGGTATTTTTATAGACAAGTAATAAGCAAGTCCTGCAACTAAACAAGGTAAAAATCTAAATGGTATGTGTTGTGTGTTTACACCGGTGCCTGCATCGTCTAATCTTTTTAAGAACCAATAGACAAAGGTATAACTTGCGTCATTAGGAATAGGCCACATAGTCACTTTAGGAATCTCTGCTTGTCTATCAAGATAGATTTGTATTGGTCTGCCCGTGTCGTTCTTACTTGGGATAGATGCATAAGTAGGATTTGACACCCTAGTGATAGCTATGTCAGACTGAGTTGTTCCAGACCCAGTTCTTATGACTTGGCTCATGAGGTCGATGGTCGTCGCGGGCAAATCGTAAGTGGCTGTACCTGCAACCAACGGTATAGACCCTGTTTCTACAGTCCATAAGTTGATTCCTCGGTTAGCCCATTCTATTGTCAATAAGTTTAAGCTACGTGTAGCTGTCCTTAAATCATATCCTGTTCTAAGTTCTGCTCCACATCTTTCAAACGCTTCTTCCACAAGAAGGTTAAGATCTAAATTAAATGCATGTGTGTCTGTTGTAGCCATTACATCTCCTTTTCTATTTGTCTAACGACTGTACACTCTTCTGTAATTACATGTGTATGAACCGTTGGTTCTACTAAATCTAGGTGGTCTCCGCTAACAAAAGCACTAACTAACGCTATCAAACTAATTATAATTTCTTTAACACCCATTATGCTTTCTTCTTACGCCTAAGTGAAGCTACTCTACGTGGCTTCCCTGCCGGTTGCCCAAGTCTTTTCTTTTGAGCTATTCTAGACTTCTTTTGTGCTGCTGTCATTTCTCCAGATGTCTTTGGAGTTTTAGCAGATACTCGTTTACTAGGTCTGCAATAAGGTGTACCACGTTTATCACCTTTTTTCCTACCGCAAGCTTTGCCTGTCTTTACATCTTTCCAGTCTTCTTTGAACCAACGTTTTAAAGCGGCTCCTTTAGCTGTCTTTCTGACTGCCATTATTTTCCTTTTAAGTAATTTCTATCTACAATGCCGCCTGCTTTTAGTCCAGCCATTGGGTACTGACTATCTGCTTTATCAAAAGCTTTTTGAACTGCTATAGCTTGCTTCTCAGCAGCTTCTTCTATAGCAGCTTGTTTAGCTAATGATTTACCGCCTTTTTTAGCTCTTTCTTTAAGACTTTTTTTAGCCGCC